GGTCGGCGTGTAAAGACCTGTATACTCCATCATAGTGCCGGTAAAGGTTGCAGCGCCAGTTCGGCGCACTACCCAAGTAGGCATGTCAGGATGTGCAATAAACATCGTGTCGCCGGCTTGAGCAAAGCGCAATTCCGGGATCATCGCGTTTGTCCACGGCATCCCCGTTATGCTACCCGCAGTAGCGCCGTCCGAAGCAAACTGCATCCGCGCCACATTTGCCGAAAAAACCACGATATAACTCTGGTCCAGCGAAAAGCTGAATTCCTCGATCCGGTAGTTGAAGCCGGCAGCCTCCGGGTAACTGAACAGGTGCTGGCTGCCCCAGCGGGACAGCACGCCGCCGGTCGCCAGCGGCAATCCATTGCGGATCAGTGCCGCCCCATTCCGATAAAGCGCGGTTTCCGAACGCGCCTGCGCCTGCGGGTCGATCATCCCTGCGACGAAAGACGTTTGCAGCATGTGGGTTTTCATCGGTGGCGCAGCGCCTGGAACCGCCCGGTCTTGATCGTTGGCCGCGGCGCCTGCACCGCGTGCTGATGCTTGGCGATCGCCAGATGCTGCCCGGCCAGCTGCATCCATACGGACTGCCCGCGAGAGTCCTCCCGGATCGGCAGGCAGAACTCGCCCGCCAACCGATAGACCACCGCCTCCCGAAAGGCCGGCGGCCATAGACTCTCATCCACCGGGGCGTGGAACTCGGCCGAAACCACATCATTCAGCCCGGCATCCAAATACAGGGTCCGCTCAGCAATCTGCCAGTCGTCAACCGGCTCGTCGTCGATCAGCGGCACCGTGAAGCGAACGTGCGCGGGCATCTGGTATCCGGCATCGAACCGGACGCCTGCCGGGATGGCGGCGGCGAGGCGCACCAGCGGCTCGACGCGCTTGGAGAAGTCCCAAGGGTGCAGCGCCAGCAGCAGGTTTGCCACCGGCCCGAACCGGGCGCGGGCCAGCGCCTTGGCGACACCCACCCCTTCCAGCTGGTCGATGGGTTCTTCGCCCAGCAAGATCAGCGCTTCAGATAAAATTGCAATGCGGTGGATTTCGGCCATGGCGCTCCGCTACACGCAACCGGGGCTGCCAGGACATTCACACGAAAAACCCCGCCGAGGCCGAGGCCCGGGCGGGGTTGGTCGATCTGGCCCGAAAGTCAGATCTGTTTGCTGGTGGTGATCCCGGTCGCGGTTCGCGTCTGCACCACATAGAAGGTCAGCGTCTCGGTGGCGCCACTGGCGCCGACCGCAATGATGACGTCGCCGGTGTCGAACACGTCGACCGAGGGCAGGAAGTAGTCGGCCTCGGCAATAGTCGCCTGCGCGTCAGCCGTGCGGTAGAAGAACAGCTGCGAACGGCGCTGGCCGGCCGTCAGCGCCGGACCAAAGCCGATGGCAACAAGGGAGCTGGGAGTGTAGGGCATGTGATGTGCTCCCGTTCAGGCGGCGTAGTGGCGCAGGATCACGCCGGTATCGTCGATCAGGCAGGCGCCCATCCGCATCTTGCCCTTGATGAACCAGGCATCGTAGTCGGACAGCCAGGCGGTTTCGGGCGTGATTTCCTTGCCCACCGCGACGCCCACGCACATGGAGTTCAGCCACATGTTGATCTTGCGGCCGGAGCTGTGCGTCGGGCAGCGCGAGTAGGGCGCATAGGCGAAGCCGAAATACTGCTTCGGGCGCTGGCCCTCGCTGGTCAACGCCGGATCGCCGCCGAAGTCGCTGTTGATGAAGCTGTTGAGCGAAAGCAGGTCGTTCCACGTCCGCCAGGTGACGACGGCGTGCATCTGCCCGCCCTCCATCGCCTCGGCATTGCCGAAGGCTTCCAGTACGGAACGCGGCACCGCGTCGGAGCTGAAGCTGTCGGAGGCGCCGACGCTGTTGTTGGCGTTGCCGCTGGTCACGATTGCGGCCAGAGCAAAATCATCCTCGGCCCGGGCCAGCGACATGGCGATGGCCGCCTGCACCGCGCCGCGCTCCGCGACGTTCGTGCGCAACTCGTCGAGGTCGTCAATCATGTCCGCGCCGTAGCGGTCCACCAGATCGCAATCGACGCGGGTGCGCGCAATGTCCATCAGCGGCACCTTGCCGTTGCGGGTCTTGGCGGTGGCCGGGCCGGCGGTGGCGATCTTCGGGAACTTGGTCTGCGTCCCGATTACGCCGGTTTTGCGGCGCACGCGGGGCCGCATGACGCCGCCCTTGTTCTGGAACGCCGTGTAAAGCTCGGCGTTGAACTCCTGGATATCGTGGTTGGTGATGCTGCCGGACATGTTGCCCTCGGGGCCGATGGGTGCGGTTCTGGCTTGTCCCCCATCGGGCCGGCCGGCTTGTCCCTTGGCGGGGGCTGGCGGCGGTCAGGCGGGGCCTGCTGCCCCTCGCCTAACCGAGAGACGCCCCGCCTTGCACTTCACAACCTATCGGCGCGGCAACGACATGCCGGGCGGCAGCACGCCGGCGCTGATCGCCGCCTTTGCCTTCTGGCGCATCTCGGCGCCCTTCTGCTCGTGATAGTAGTCGGGGTGGCCCATGGTCAGCGCCAGCTGTTCGCTGCTCATGGCGGGCTGACTGCCGCCCGGCGCGCCGCCCAGGCCCCGGTCGATCGACAGCTTCATGACGCGCTCGATTGCCAGGATCGCCGGCGCAGTCCGCATCGACCCGACCAGCGCCTGGTAGTCCTTCTCCGGCAGGTTGCGGCCCAGCCAGGCATCGACCGCGGCCAGCCGGCCCTCGCCGCCTTCGCCCAGCGCCGCCTTCTCGGCCGCGAGGTTGGGCTGCTGCGCCACCTGCCAGCCGACGAACGCCGCTGTCAGCTTCTGCCACTGGCCGGGGCTGGCGCCCAGCTCGTGCATGACGGTCCGCGCCGCGGCCATCATCGGATCGTCCGCCCCAGGCGGCACCAGCTCAAAGCCCTCGGGCAGCGCGTCGGCGGCAATCTCAAAGGCGTAATCCTCCGGCTTGGCCGGCGCGTCCCGCCGAAGCTCGGCCAGCACCTTCTCCCGCAGCTTGTCCTCTTTGCCGGAGAACGCCGTCCGCAGCTCGCCGTAGGCTTTGCCCAACCCCTCATAATCGGCGCCAGCGTCGCGCCAGAACTGTTCGGGCACCCACTCCGGGCGGGCCGTCGCCGGCGCGGCGCCGGTCCCGGCATCAACCGGAGTGTCCAGTTTCACGGTTTCAATGGTCGCCCGGGCCGGTGCGGCCTCCGGTGCGCCACTACCCCCGCCGTCAACCCCATCGGGGGCATAGGCGGCCGTCCTCATCAATCGCTCACGCAGCATTTCCGCCATCCTTACGCTTGTGATTGTTGGCAAGGGCATAGACGGACAGCAGCCGTTCGCGGTCCCCCTGCGCCATTGCAAGCCGCATCGGGTCAATCGGCCCGGGAGGCATCATTCCATGCAGGCTGGACGCCTGCCACCAGGCCAGCAGCGGCGCCATGATCGGGTCGGTGAGGAACCGATGCGCTGCGGCCGCTATGCGCTCGGCCTCGGTCACTTGCCCACGCCCATTGCCGCCAGCAGCGGGGCCAGCGCCTGCGCGCCGCCGCCGGGCTGCTCGGCCTCGGCCTGGCCGTACATGCTGCCCAACCGCTGCGCGTTCGCCTGGATTTCCCGATCCGAGAACGGCAGGTCAGCCGGAATGTCCATCCGGTCCGCCGTCACCCTCATATACCGCTCGGCCGGCACCATGGTCTGCACCGCAGCCGGCCCGTAATTGGCCGCGATGCCGCCCAGCCATTCGTTGATCCGGCGCACGTCGCCGCGGCTGGCCGCCCGCACCAGGGCCGAGGCCGAGGCCACCTTCATCTGCCGGCCGTCGATCATCGGCATGACCACCAGCCCGGCCTCATCCAGCACAAAGCGCACCCGCGCCAGAAGCGGCACCACGAACTCATGCCACACCCGCTGGAAGGCCGGCCCGATCTGCCGCGCCAGCTCGGCCATGCGCTCCTGCACCTCAAAGGCCGAGATCGGCGTGCCCTCCCGCCGCCCGAGGGTTTCGGTGTAGAGCGCCTTGCGAATGGCGTGGCGCTGATCTTCCAGCACCAGCTGGCCGATATCCAGCTTGGTCGAAGGCAGCTGCAACGGCTCAAGGCCGCGGCTTCCCGGCGCGCGGGGGATGATCGCCCCCGGCACCAGCTGCACCGCATAGGGGTTCATCACCCCGTCATCCTCGGCCTGCCACATGCCGGCAAGCGCCATCTCGCCATGCGCCAAGATCAGCCGCACGACGTCATTGGCAACCTCGATCGCCGGCAGCGCCATCATGCCCTGGCCCTTGCCATACAGCTCGCCAGCGCCCTTGCCCCAACGCGCAATGACATAGGGGCAGGAACCGGCACCCTGATATTCGGCCTGGCGAAGCACCTGGCCCTGCCAATGCACCACCGCCTGCCACCGCTCAGTGGGGCTGTCGAGGTCGAGTATCCAGCTCTCGATAATCTCCTGGGTGTCCATCTTCTTTTCAAGCTCGGCCGGGACGTCCGCGTTCGGCCATTGCGCCTTGACCGCGTAGCCGGCCAGCCGATAGCGCACATGGCGATCCGCGATCTTGCCGTTGGCGCCCGGCGTCATCCACATGTCGGCCAGCGGGATCGCCTGAAACGCCAGCGGCGATTGCCAGTCGCCCGGCATCACCCGCAGGCAGGTGTTGCCCGGCCCGGCCAGATCCTTGAAGCAATCGTTGACCTCGGGGCCGAAATTGCTCCGGGACAGCAGCTTGAACATGTATCGCTGCACATCGGCTAGCGCGGCGCGCGTCGCGTCGTCGGTGTCGGCCGCGCCCTCGAAGCGCGCCCATTCCACGCCGTCCGGCACAATGCCCTCTTGCAGCCGGTTCGCCATCTCGTCGATGCCGTTCATGCCGGTTTCGTCATAAACGCTGGCGACGTTCTGCCCGTCATTGCCGCCCAGCGCGCCGAAGAAGCTGGTGGAGTAAGGCATCGCCAGCTCAGCCAGGCGCTGCCACCGCGCCTCCCAAGGCTGGCGCAGCCGCTTTGCCATGTCGAAAGACCGCTGCACGTTGGGCGGAACCTGCATGGTCAGACCGCCCCCAGATCGCCGCCGCGGCGAAAGCCGCCACCACCCAGCAGCGAGCCAACCGAGGCCGGCCGCTTGGCCCGCTCAAAGCCCGACCAGTTGCCGGACAGCAAGCCGCGCTGGCCGCCGCCTGTCGCAGCGTCCGCCCGCCGCGCCTCGCCCGCCGTCACATCAGCAGCCGACTTCGCCGCCTCAACCTGCCGCTTGGCAATCTCGCCCTTCTGCGCGTCGATCAGCTCCATCTGCTTCGCGTTCAGCGCCCGCGCCTCCGATCTGGCGTCAATTTCTTCCTGGCTCTGGCTCGGCATCTTTGGCGACTTCATAGGTCAGCCCTCCATTTCACGCCGCAGAAGCGGAACACCACCGTCCCGCTGCAATGCACAGGAAAGCCGCCAGGGCGTCGCGAAGGGCACCCGCACCCGCACCGCATGGGCGGCGACCGAGGCGCAATGAGTGCCGAACTGCGGCAGCTTCCACCGCGGCTGCGCCACGCCACCCGGCCAAGACACCACCAGGCCGGCGCGAAGCGACGCCTGCCGGACAGACGCGCTGCTCACCAGCCCCAGCACCAGCTCGGTGTGGCTCCACTCCACCCACCACCACAGGCCAATCGCCACCCGCCGCGCCGCCCAGACATGCACCCAGCGGCGCAGGAAGGGGTGGAACCAACTCCGGTCGCCCGGGATCGACGCCACGAAGCCCACGCGCCATCTCATCGGCCGCGCCGCGCCGCCCGCGCCAAGGCAAAGCTGTCGATCCGCACCCGGCCATTGGCCTGGCCAGCACCGCGCGCCGCCCGCTTCTGCTCGGCCGTGGATCTGTGATTGCCCCGGTCCAAGCCAGCCGTCAGGTATTGGAACGCCTCGCAGATGTGGCTGTAGAGGTTCTTCACCGGCTCCTCCGTGAAGCTGTCGATCGTGCCTTCAACCTTCAGCCGCTTGAGCTGATAGCCGCCGGACATGCCGCCAATCAGCGTGGTGCAAACCGGGCTGATGAGCATCGACGGCGCACCGTCCACCATGTTCGTCAGCCGCCGGTCCACCGCGCCCTGGCGCTCGTCCGGGTCCTGC